TACTGGCTTTATATTTTATATCTAGGACTTGTACTAAGCAACTATTTCCTAGCGGTTAACATTAATTAGTACAAGTCTATTAAAAATGGCGATTAGAAATTCTAACCGCCATTTATTTTACGCTTTTACAATCGCAGCGTCAAATCCTGCTGCTTTCAATTTTTCCTGCAAGGAAATAGCATTTGCTTTGTTGCGATACGCTCCGACCTGTACACGATAAATAGAATCTTTATCACCTACGCTTGTCTCTGATCCAGAAGTTGCAGCATCGTCATCAGATGTGTTATTGGATGGTTCAATGTACTGCTGTCCGGTAATTCCGTAAACAATTGCACTTGCCATGCTCTTAAAGTCATACAGTGCTACATCGTCTTTATCATCCACGAAGCAACATTCAATCAGCATCGCAGGTGCTTTTGTGTGATTGAGCACGTAAAGCTTTTTGTTAATCTTCACACCACGATTTTTAAATCCAAGTGCTGCAATTGCTTTCACAATTTTCTCTGCAAATGGTTTTGCTTTGCTATTATCACTATAAATATATGCTTCTACACCTGTTGTCCGTCCGTTTCCAGACATATCCTTCGCACCTGCATTAAAGTGGATAGATACATCAAGATCAGCCGCATGAGAATTGCATTTTCCTACGATGTTACAAAGCACGTTATTTGCACTTGTGCCATTGTCAACCGTACAGTCATACACGGTATGCCCAAGACCTTTTAACTGTCTGATAACCTCATTTTTAACATTTCTTGCTTCTGTTGATTCCCGGATGATTCCGATAGCTCCACATGCTACTTTTCCGTCCGGGTTGTGTCCTGCATGTACGTTAATAACCATTCTTTTATTCCTCCTTCTTTTCAATATACTGCTTAAATAACTGGTGCAGTCCTGTGCTTGCTAAACCGCTGAATAAGCCACTTAATAAGATAGATGCTGTGATTGTCCATCCGTTGATCCAAATGGCTAAAAGCACACCTAATACCGCACAAATGGTAGGGATATACTTGTTGTCAACATCCTTGATCCACTTCTTTACGACATAGCCTACACAAAGGCAAATGCCTACGATCACAGGCACCATAAATTCTGTTAAAAATCCCAAATCTGTCATGTTTAAATCCTCTCTTTCTGCTTCAGATGAAGCTCTTCAATCTCGTTTTTCATCTTTGTGACCATTCCATTTCCGCCCAACGCATGATAGGCATTGTACATTTCCATAAAATTCTGGTAGGCATAGGATGGAATTTCTTTGAGCGCCATGTATTTATCATGGTACTCGATCAGTTGTACTCGAAGCAACAGCATCGTTCCTCTGCTATTCGCATCTCTGTCTGACTTCTGATTTTTCAAAAGCCACACTATGTATCCCATTAATGCTGTCAGAACGATAGGCAAAGCAATCGTGTACGTTTCTTTTAACATCTCCATTGGATCATCTTCCTTTCTTTTGTATAATTCAATTATAATATTTCAGAATAATTTTTTGTTCCATTTTACTTCGCATAACCAGAGTTTAACTAACATTCTTATATTCAGATGTGGTCGAATTAGAGTATCGTATGATAGTCCTCAATATTTAAAAGCAAATGTTGTTTTTGATAAAGAAATGCCATCATATGATTATTCAGTTACTATTGGCATTGACTCAAATGTTATCGATTGCACAGCTATATACTATGAAAACAGAAGCGTACATGGATTTGGAATTTCCATATATAAAGCTGACGCAAAATTCACAAGCGTTGACGGTGTAAATCTGTCTTGGATTGCTGCAATGTAGTTTTTTAGCAACAGAAATTCTGCTTATATAGTATTTGCACGTATTTTCAGATTTTTGACCACCTGTAATAATAAGATTTTTTAATTAAGAACAATGAAACCTGCTCCGAGACTTCCACCACCGCTATCGTTGGTTTTAAAACCGCATTGTGTTCCTGCGTAAAAGTTCATTTGCACGCCGTCTAAGCTGGTACCGTTGTCTCGATGTCCCATTTCACCGTTAGAAAAAAAGTCTATGTCACGTTTGTTATAGCCTTGCCAATATACTGTAGCAGTAAAATTTTTTGTAGGAACTATACCAGCACTATTTACTGTGAAAAAATTGGGATTTACACCGACCCATCCTGTTACCCACTGTCCATTGGAATAGCTGTCTATTGATCGCCATCCTGCTATACAACTGCCACTAGGAACACCTGCTGATTGACCAGCAGCATAGCCAGTATTATAGCCATCCTCATATCTTTTAAAAGGGGATACTGTACCGGCACCTCCTGTTCCACTTGCAAAGTATTTATATAAAGTACTGTTTTCTGCTGATATGGATCGTTTCTGTACGATACCCCAAACAGTACGGGCGTTACTATCTACATTTGTATCCGTAGACAGAACACCAGAAAACCAGTCTACATTTGATGCAACTACATCAAACTCAACCGAATACATAGGAGCAATTTGCCCCATCAAATAATTTTTATTTATATAATCGCAGACAGTTTTTGCATCAGCCGCAAGGTTTGGCAGGACTAATCTAAGATACGTTTTCTTCGAATCATTTAAGTTAGTTAAACTCTGGGATACATCCGCGAACCCCGCCTCAATTCTATCTTCCAGATCATTCATGTTTGCAGCATTAAAAGCATCACCCTCCTGCGAGATTGTTCCTTCATCCCTTGCAACTGTCACAAGATTTGTGCTGCCATCTTCCATCGTAATCAGTCTGCGGTTAATATACTCTGCAATTCGATTTTTCCATGTTTTCTTTGTAAATCCCATAATATGTCCTCTCTTCCTATAATAATAGTCCGGTATCATCTCCGGCATATATCTCTGATCCACAGTAATAATTGAAGTTGTTAAGTAAAATTCCATACACATCATCCAATATTTTCTCAATATCATTCATCTTCTGGTATGTATTGACTGGCATACTCGGTGTCTGCGGCGTGTCTCCATGAATCATGTACGCATTTCTGATAACCTCTGTGTTATTTATGACTGATATTAAAAATGTCTCATTTGGATGTTCTGGAACGTCTGCAACCGTAAGATTAAGTTCCAGCACATCTGATAATAACTTTGTGTTATTCTGGATTCTCTGCATATCTGATCGATTCAGTGCACCTTTCATCCCGGCAAGCCATTCTGTTTTTTCGTATACATTGAAATTATCCCATCCTTTCTGTAACAACTCCAACATGCGATCCACATCACTCTGTGACCGGTCCGTCACTGTCTGCATCCACACCAGCATAAGCAACCACCTCACTTTTCAGACGCTCATTTTCTTCTTTTAAAGCTTTGTTTTCCTTTGTGAGCTTCAGATTTTCTTTTCTAAGCTCGTCATAATAAGGATTAATTGGATTGTAATTCATCAGATCAGTACATCTCCTCCCGTATATAATTCAACTCCGGCGAAGTAATTTTCCGTAACAACTACTGAATACCCCATGCACGTTGCCGTTGCGATAAATCCACCGGTCAAATCAAGCGTCTGGCTTTCAATCAATGTTGTCGATGTCTTGCCACCGATGGAATTTATATTCGCCCAATTTCCTACCTGCTCTAAGTCAACCAGGTACTTCATTTCAACCTTTTTTCTCAAGGCATGATAACCTAAAAGATAATCGGCGATATCGGGTAATATATCAGCATTATAAATGGTACATCCACTGTATTTCTTTATATTTTCTGTTTCCCCAGCTTCGATTTTATCTACACTCTTTTCGTAGGAAAAAGTCGTGTTTGCATATTTAATACCTGTAATCTGGCACTGTCCGGCAGCCGTCATATTAATGATGAGATAATTTGTTTTTACTTCTTTCAGCGTTCCGGCACTTGCCGTGATGGACGATGGAAGATATGGGCTAGAAAAAGTGATCTTTGTATCTCCGGCCGGCAATGTTTTCTTATAAATATCAGATGTTTTTTCTTCCAATGCATAGTTTTTCATCTCAATATTCACACCAGAGATATATTTTTCAAGAGATACTTTCGTATTTCCATTAAATTTGCGATCCGTCCCGACAGTGGATTTCACATATCTGTCTGGCTTATAAACCTTGATGGTATCGCTCCGGCTGTCATCTGCAACCGCACCACACGCAAAGCATACCTGTTGCAATGCCTTACGGCACGTCTGGATGGATAAATAGCCACTTAAAAGTGTGTTGCCTACTTCTTCATCAATCGTATATTTTTTAATACCGGCAGTGGCAAATATCGCATTCAGTATCACTTCTGCGCGGACATTGTTATATATCTGTCCTTCATAAAATGTATACTTATCTAATAAACCAACTTCATCAACCAGCTTAAATTTTGCAATATTCTTTGAAAAAGAAAAGTCGTTGATGAAGAATGCTCCCATAGGAATCATGTTTCCGTTCTTAAACTCTGACAATGTGACTTCCTGCGTTTTCTGCACACTCTTCCACGCTCCATTTTCGTTTTCTGCATCAAAATCATTATTCATATCAACAATTGAAATATCCGCTTCGTTGATAGACAATGTTGCAGAGGTCACATCAATGTCTTCCTGCACCTTGGCTGTCTGGATCATATCCTTATCCCACACGATATATTTTCCGTATAAAATGTACTGAAGCTTAATATATCTCTTTGGAAAGCTTGTTCTTACAAATTCAATCTCGATTTTTCCATAATTCTGCACCTGATTATTGCAAACATAAATAAGGCTGTCCGGGTAAAATGTTTCTGTGATTAATTTTGTACCGGCGATTGTATACCATGTGATTTTCAACTCTGCTGGTGGCTCATCTTCAAAATAAAGTGTGATCGCTGCGGACGTGTGCTGCTCTTGGAACGTGACTGTAATCTTAGGATCTTTTTCAAAAGTACAATCTTCCTTCGATAACGCATCATTCCAAAATGCAATGTCTTTCGGATTTTCCGTCAATACGCTTTTACTTCCATCTAGCACAAATTGGTTCAGTTCAAAAGTCCCATAACTTTTCTGTTCCGTCTGGTCTGCAAACAACTCAACTGAACCTATGCCCTGGTTATCATCTGTCGTAACCGTGGCATCTGATAATGCGGTAACATCTATAAATTTCATTTCTGCCCTGCAATATGTTCTCATAAATGCCCCCTTACGGTGTCTTAAATGGTTTTTTACTCGTCATTTTCCATGACAATCCTTTATATTTCGCTCCGTTGTCAAATACCTTTTCTACTTCATCTTTAATTGATGAAAAATACCCATAGAAATCAAACTGCTTGCTTGCATCCGGTAAAGATACATGATGGAATCTGTTTTCACAATCTGTTATATGATCCATCAGTTTATCATAAAGTCCCGAATCGTCTATTGTGCCAATTGAAATTGTATAGTTCTTATAGATTCCTATACTCTCAATATGAATATCTCCGTCCTCTGTTCTTTCTGCATACTTTTCCAAGAAATCCAAAGTCCTTTGAATAGAAACCATAGGGATATTATATGTAATTCCATCAATGATAAGTCCTTGTGTATACTTATGTACCATCTTATCCCTCCGCTATCCCAAGTCTTATTTCTTCATCCTGTAAATACGGCAGATTAATTCTTGCGAACTCTTTACCATCCACCGCCAGTACTACTGTCTTTGCACCGCTGTAGTCCGGCATTTTGCTTGCAAGCTTCGATGCAAGGTCATCCATCCAGCCGGTGTTATTTTCAAGCGGCAGGACAGCTTCTTTTCCGGCTTCTCCGATTTCCGCGAGTGTCATTCCGGTTGTTACGCCACCGTTGGCAAGACGAGGCAGATTTACAGTAGGAATTGTCGGAATACTTGGATGCCATGATCCTCCACCCAAAAAATCAGGTAAATCAAATCCAATGCTGTTAAAGCCAGAAATCAATGAATTGAGGCCATTAATAACATGGTTTACCATATTTTCAAACACCTGGATAACACTGTTCACAAAATCTTTTACCGATTTTTCTGCTTGGCGTAATGCTTTATCTGTGTCTTTCGTAAGTAATGCATGAATTGCGGCGAATACAAGTTTTACCCCTGCCAGCAAAAAATTGATCAGATCTAAAATAAAATCGACGCTGTCTTTTATATTCTGGCTCAGGTTTTCAATGATCGGCAAAATTACCGGAAGCACATTTTCAATAATCCATGCAATAATCGGCTGTAAAATATTTGTCCATAAATCGTTCAGTATGTCTATTACGATTCCCATTATTTCGAAAATATTATCAAACACAGGCTTTAAATGATTTTCATAGGTATCCTCAAACATTAACGCCAGATTCTGTAAAATAGGCTGCACATAAGTGTTCCAAAATTCAAGAAATTTTTCTATTAATTCTGACATTCCATTTTTTACATTTTCGATAAACGGATGAATATGTTCATCGTACAATTCTGTGATTTTATCGGTCACATGCTGTACACCGTCTGATATAGTCGTTGTTAAATCCGCAATCACACCAAGAAGTCCATCTAACGCATCTTTTAAAGCATCCTGATTTTCTACAAAAGGTGTCACGATGCAATCGATAATATCTTTTCCAAATTTTGCTGCATTCTCCGTAACCATCATGAACGCATCCGAAAAAATCTGAATCAGGTTTGCTGTGATCTGCTGTCCGTTTTCATCCCCGAATACAGAAAATACATTTGCGAATGCATCTGCTCCCTGTGATGCCAGCACTGAAATATCAGATGCTATATCAAACATGTCGATAATATAATTTTTTATATTTTCAGAATTACTTTCAAGATAAATAGATATCCCACCAAGAAGATTTTCTGCTATGGTAGCACCTATGCTTACTACAGATGCCGAAATGCTTCCAAGTGACCTTGAAAAAGTCATAGCAAAATTGTCAACAGATGCAGAAACTTCACTATCTGAAAAAATATTTAAAAATGAATTCTTTATGCTTTCTATACTGGATTTAATATTATCAAATTGTAAAGAAACATCTAAATTGCTCCAGGTTTCATCCCATCCATTTTTTATAGAAACTTTTAATTTTTTTAAATAATCTATAAATGGCTGGATTTTATCTGATAATTCTTTTCCAGTAGGGACTTCTTCATATAAATCAGATCCGCCACTACCAGTACCACCACTACCGCTTCCAGAATCATTTTTCTGTAATACATTCAAATCATCAAAAGCCGCCAATGCTCCAGCTGCTTTCTTGGCAGAACCGGCTGTTTTATCAAGAGATGCCGCATAGTCAACCTGCTGCTTCTTTGCCTTTGTCCAAGTGCTTTTTCCGCTTATAGCCGCAATAAATCTATTCGTGGCATTAATGGCATTTGTAAGCCATGTACATAAGGTTACGATTGCTGGTGTCAATGCAGATATGATAGGTGCTGTCAATGCTCCAATAGAATTTTTCAATGTAGCCGAAGCACTTGCCATTTCAGACATTTTTCCATTAAATTCAGAAGAATACTTCGCCATGTTCTGTATACCTTCTGTAAATGCCTTGGATATGGTCTGAGATACTTTCATAACCGCACCGAATATTGCAAAACTAACTACTGTCTGCTTTATTCGTTTCGCCATGTTAGATATTAAGCCAGAGGATTTTTTTGCTGATTTTCCTACTTTTTCAATGTCTTTCGCACCAGCACCAATAGTTTTCTCATTAGCAGCTGTTTCTCTCATCTTCTGATTAAGAATTTCCTGTTTGTTCTGTACATCAAGAAGCTTTTCAGATACTTTGCTATATTCCTCTGTAGTTGTAGGATCTATAAAAGCAGTTCCAGAAGATTCCATTGCAGCAAGCTCGCCTTTTGCATATTTAATTGAGTTTGTTAATTCCTCAACGTCGTATTGCATTCTTTTAAAGGTTGTGCTTTTACTGCTTCCACCTGTTTCTAAGAATTTATCCATTCTGGCAAGAAGTTTATCAAGAGAAGCAGTATCTTTTTCTATCTGCATCTGCACAGCCTTATATTCCTCTGTTGGAATCTTCTGACTTGCCAGATCTTTCAGTGTCTTGGAAAACTTATCAGATTCTCTTGCAAGCTTCTGAAACTGTGATTCCATCTGCATGAGCTTACTTGATGCTTCTCCATTTTCAATCAACGTTTTTATTCTGATTTCGCCATCATATTCAGCCATGCTAAAACCCTCATTTCTTAAACTGTTTCAATGCTTCCTGTTCTGTTTCTTTCTGCTTTCTTATTTCTTCCATCATACGATCATAATCATCTATCTTTTCTTTTTCTTCGCTGGTATACTCTTTTTCTGGCTGTTCCAAAGCATATTTATTCTGTGCGTTTCTGATTGCATCTTTTTCCTTGGAACTCATGTTCTTTTCAATCTTCTTCTGTCGGATCTCAATTACCTCCATGAGAGAAGATAATCTTCTTGGCATATTCCAGATCAAGCCATTAAATTTCCACCAGTGCATATCTGCTACGGACAAATCAATACCGTATATCTGCAAAAAATCTGCATATATTCTCCATTGATCTACATCATAGTCAATAAAACGCTTTGTATTTTTGCTACTGCCGGTATTGTCGTGATACCATCCGTTTAAATACCAAGAAATACATTCATTTAACTCATGGTGCTGTGGATGGTCTCTAAGTTCTCCGTATTCATCAGAGAACATAAGATAAAGAATAGAAGTTGTTTTCTCGTACTCATTCATTTCTTTGTCATATTGCAAAATATAAATCTGCATACCTATGCGGAAATCGGTATTTACTTTGTATCCGTTCCATTCAGTAGGCAAATTGTCAAGCATGACATTGTTCATTATTTTGCCCCACGTCTTTTAATATTGTATCTGTTCTGCACCTGTTCAAAACGTTTATTGAAAAGCTTATTCATAACAGGGATAACCTGCTCTACAAACTCCACAATTGCAAGTTCATCCGGGACAATATCTCCGTAAATCTGTTTCATGGCATCTTCGCCAAACAACCCATCTATACTTTCCGTAATCTGCTTAAGATATTTCACACGAATGCTGTTAAGTTCTAATGCTGCATCCACATTCATATCATCCACATTCATATCGTCTTTGTGGTTATTTCTCCATTCGGCGGCTTCTTTTTCACAGTTTTGAGATATATTATTTAATTTATCAATTACACCTGCAAACTTCTTAGCTGTGTCTGCATTCGCTGTATCTACTGTTATAACTGTAATAAGATCTCCGTCTTCGTCTTTTATTGCAATTTTTTTTATGCCACTGCTTAATTTAATTTCTTCCATTTTTAACATCCTTTCCTAATGTGGGACACCAAGGAAAGGTAGGCATCCCACATATGCTAATTTTTAATTAACACCTATGAAACTGGGTAATCTTCATCCAAAGCCAAAACACTTACTTTAGGTGCCCATGTGAACGATCCATCACCAGCAATAGTGATTGTTCCCTGTTCTACATCTCCATTTCCATTAATCTGGATTGTAGACTTTAAGATATCACCACCTGATCCACCAGTGCTTGATGCACATACAGTTACCGGGATACGAATACAATCTCCCGATCCGCTTGTAATATCAGCTTTAAAGAAGCGATAATAATATGTCTCACACTGATCTCCTGTTGGAAGCTTTTTGAAAATGTCGTTAAACACTGTCTGCATTTCATCTGACAAATGTTCTCTTTCCGGGGACATTGAAAATGCATACCCTTTTACAGAGTTGCTTGCATTTTTCATGTTTACGTACTGTGTGCTTTCTGTGTTAGGTCCCCAGTCTTCTGTAAGCTCTGTGAAACCGTCACCCATTTCAGCAAGCTTTTCAGTCGATCCACCCATAAGGCTTCCAATATCCAAAAGTGAAACCATGTTAGTTCTGTCTTTTGCCATGAGTATTCCTCCTATTTTTTATAAAAATATTTAAGCTGCATATTAATTGCTAATTCTGTTGTTTTCCCATCTGCTGTACCGCAAAATACATCTGATGTGCGGTTGATTTGTTCTGCAACAAAATTTTTATCTTTTAATGTAAATTCTCCACTCTCAAGGAATTTTGCAATATTTTCAAGCAGATTGCTTGCTGCAATATTATCCTTGTTTGTTGTTGGATTGCTTTTGTATACGATCTGGAACGTCATTTGTCCGACATAAGAACCACTGACATATTTTTTTAAATAAACAGGATCCTGCGCCGGAAAAACTCCAATAGACTGAGTATCTTTTATGCTGTTCCATAAGATTGTTGAATTTGATGGTTTGAAACCGGGAGGAAAATTTGGATAACTATTTATCATATCAAGGATAGCTCTTTGCGCCGTTTCTGCATCTGATACAAGCATTATTTTTGGTTTTTCATCCACATCATTTACCTCCAATCTCAAACCTTGGTATAAGGCTGTAAACACCGATAGTATTCACTTTGTAGCAATTCCCTTTTTCATTTACCATGTACTGGAAGAATTTACCCGGATAATCGTCTGAATTAATTAATCCAACCGGCAATTCTCTATCAATGAGAAGTTCATCTTTCTTTGCAATCACTACGAAGTCAAAATCATTACTTCTTAAAGTGAAATGCTTTATCTTTTCTTCTTCGCTCATGTTCTCCCAGTCTGGTGGATTAGCATAATTCAATGTGCCGTCATTCGGGATTTTTACAAGAAAACTATCTGCATCTTTCATTCCAGATTTGTTTATGTTCTCTGCCTGTGTAAGCTCAATTCTTACATTTTCAAATAGAGTACCGAAATAATATTCAGTTTCTAAAGTATCGTTGTAATGCCTGTTATATAAAACCACGGCATCTTTATATCCGATTCCCATAAGCTAAACTCCCATGTACAAAAGGTTTTCATGCTTTGAATCAACCATTCCGGTTAGGTAATTTGATGCAATATCGTAGCACTTACGATTAAGTGCCATTTCTGATTTTGCAAGCTCTACAAATGTCGAAGAAGATGCTCCAGCATCATAAGATACTGATTCACTTCCAGAAGTCATGCTCTTAATCATTTTCCCTTTTACAGTTCCGTCTGTATTTGAAATAACACCAAAGTTATTAACTGCCGCGGAGTACTCAGATACATTCTTTAGCAATTCAGCTATTTCGCAGGTGCAATCTTTGATATTATCCCACCATACATCCTCTGATTCTGGCTGAGGATAAAACACAATCCTGTTTGATGTGATCGCATTGATTCTTCTTTCTGCTTTTCTTTCATATGGAGCAAAGTCTTCTTCGCTTTCGAACAAACTTCCACCATATTTAGTTTGGTAATATTCAAAATCTACATATGACATTGCTCCACACTCCTTATTGCTGTGATAAGATTTCGCTGATAATATCAGCTTTCTTTGTTGCGGTCAGTGAATACCCTTTACTCTCTGCCAGTGCCTTAATTTCTGCAACTGTAAGAGAGTTTAAGTATTCTTCCGTGAGTTCCCCACTAGCATTTACCGCCTGTGTAGTGGGATCTATTCCCCCGGTGTGATTGAAACGTTTGCTACTGCATCAATGAACTCTGCAAAAAGTACAAATCCTAACAGTGCATAAGTTACGCTGGTTGCACGATCGTAATCGCCTTTTACCTTAAATCCGATAAGATTTGTTTCTCCGCTGACAGTGTAAGAAAGACCGGCTTTCTCAAAATCTCCGTCAGATGGATCTACATAATAAGCAACGATGTTGTTTACAGGTGTTGCCAGAATTTTTCCTGCTGGGATTTCGTTGTCAGAGCAAAGGAACATAATGTTTGCTCCGAGGAATCCCTTAATATAGGTAAGTCCGAAGGCTGTCTGCAAAGTAATGTTTGAATCTCCAAGATAATCATAGAAATCCATGATATTTGCAAACACTGCAACTCCTGTAGCAGTTTTGTGCATTGACTTAAACTTATTCTTGACAGATCCAATAGCTTTAGCTACAGCCATCTGAAATGTTTTTGTAGTGTTTGTAAGTGTACCAGTTTTCAGATAGTTGTAGAATTTTGTTGTAATTCCATCCTGCAGGTCTGTCTGGAACTCTTCGTCTGTCATTTCACAAGCTACTTCATATCCATGATCCTTGATTGCTTCGACAGAAACTTCTTTTGCATATTTTTCAAGAGTAATCTCAGAATAAGGTTTCTCTTTTACCGCATAATGTGTTCTTGGGATCACATCGCCTTCTGCTACAGTCCCACTCTCTAACGTTCCTTCTACATATTTGCTTTTAAGAATAGTTCCGGGCTGTTTTCTAATTGCTCTTGAAATTCCAAGAATTTCTCTTAAAGCTTCCCAGTTTCTTTCAAAAGATGTAACAAAATCAATTTCCCTTGCCTTTACATCAATGTCTCCTGTTGTAATCAGTCCTGCGTTTGCTGCAAAGAACTGCAAATTTGTGTTCATCGTTAATCTGTTTTTGTTCATATAAAACTCCTTTACTGTTGGAATAAAGAAATGTTTTCGGCAATTGCTTTCTGACGTTCTGATCTATCTTTGATAGATAAAATGCTCTCTCTTGTTGTAGGCTTATCACCACCGGGATCATTTTCATTCGGTTTTGTAAAATACGCCGGCGGATTCTGCTTATTTACAAATGCATTTGCATCTGTCTTTTTAGCTTCCTCAATAAGATCACTGAACCCTATCAGTTTTCCATTTCTTACGCTTACGCCTTTGGAAATATCTTCCATAATGGCTTTCTTTGCAGATTCAGAAGTAAACTCGATTTCCGCAAATGCTTCTTTCAAAAGTTCATTCTTCTCATGCTCTGCGATTTTAGCTTCGTAATCTTTTTTGGAATCCTCTGCCTGTCTCTTCCAGTCATCACGCTCTTTTAAAATGTCTTCCAGGCTTTTTCCATCCAACCCTTTGAGCATTTTCTCTGCTGATTCTGCCCGGTTTTTCCACTGTTCGGATTCTGATGAAGCTTTTTTAACTTTGTCTTCCATTTCTTCTTTGGAATACAGCTCTTCACCCATACTCTTTTTAAGAGACTCTTTCTGTTCGTCTGAAACTTCAATTCCGAGTTTCTTTAATTCGTTTGCTACGTTTACCATGTTTCTACCTCTTTCTTTCCAAGTTGTTACTCCGGTCAGTCCGGCACGAATGAGTTGCTATTTACTCCATAGCTGGCAATTGGGAATGAAGGAATCGAACCCTCGACAACCCGGATATAAGCCGTGTCTTCTTCCACTGAATTAATTCCCAAAAATAAAAAAGCACGCCCAAAATAGGACGTGCCATGCATCATCCTATAATTATTCTAGGTTAGCGAACAGAATCCCTTTTTCTGTCCGGTACTTTTAATATTTTTTTCAATATATATTTTAACCTATTTTAAACAACTTTTTGTACCATTTTAAAAAGGGCAGATTTCTCCACCCCTTTTTGCTATTTCCCACCGAAATACCTTCTAAGTATTTCTTTTTCTTCTTCCACAATGCAATCCTTTCTTAATCTGTTGCACTGGTCGTATATATACTTTCCGTACTCTTCTAATTTGGCTATCATTGCATTTTTATTTTCCAATGTAGGATTTTTAATGTATTCTTTTTTAAGCCCTATATAGTCCTCATACTGCTTTATAACGTCCATTTTCAATTACCCCATTCAAAATATCATCTGCTATGCCAACGACTTCTTTTCCATAAAGAGACAGAAAATCCGCTACGATTTCCTCTACATCTATTGGAATTTGGCAGTCATATGAAAATGAAGCGCAGTGTACCAACTCATGAGATAGAACTCGCTCTAACAGATTTCCGCTTAATGCATTTGACAAATAAACCGTTCGTGTACTCCAATCTGTAACACCAAGTGTAATTGTTCCATCTGAACGCATTAAGCATTCACTGTTCGGATTTACATATAAAATATTCCATTCAACATCATTCATTTTAAACACTGCGCTCACCTCTTAGATTTTCTGTAACATCATCTGTAATTCATTTCTCCACATCTGCTTTTCTTCCGGTGCTGCATCTGATGTCATTTCAGTAATATCCATCTGCATATCTCGCAAGTAATCTTTTCTTGCTTTTGCACGCTCTTTTTTATCTTCCTCTGAATTTCCATGATGGTTTTCTCTGGTCTCCATATAAGTACGTCTGGAAATACCGGCTTTTCCCTCTCTGGAATCCCTCGGATATGAACTATCTCCCATCATTCCGGTATCTGTATACATCCTTTTCAGGTCTTTCTTATCCATGTCTCTCATGTGCTCTGCATCTTCGTAATCATCCGGGTACATGTGATAATATGGGGGTTCATCATATCCTCTTCGTTTTCCTCTGCCTTTCGGTGCAAATCTTCCATTAGCATAACGATACTGATCATAATATCTTCGGTCATCCCCATACTCTAAAAGCTTCTCCATGATATCTGCTTCGTCCGCTTCGTTCATTGCCTTAGTAATTGTGGCATAATACTCTGCTTCTGACAGATCCTTTATCATGTCGATCACTTCTCCCATTTCTTCTGTGTTGACATTCTCAATCCCTTTTTCAATCTCACATAAGGATTTTTCAGCAAGGCATTCAAGCATTTTATGAATTCTTTCAATATGCATATACTAAGCCTCCCTTACTACGATTAAATTACTGTTCTGTACCTCGATAGTCTGTCCAGATGTATTCTGAACCGCTATTGTGCTGCAACATCCACAAGGAACATCTACATAAACCTGTGCAGATACATTGAACATGTTTTCTACTGCCGCAGGTGTCACGATCATTCTTGTAGACTGTAAAGGTTCTCCGTCAATTGCGATTGCAAGAGAAATAGCTTCCACCGTTCCACCGGTTGGAATCTGGATATTTCCACTATAAGATACAAGAAATCTGGCTTTGCACTGGTTTGTGATTCCTCTTAATTTAACTACTCCGCTTCCCTGTCTGTGAACGATACATTTTGTTCCGCAAACCGGTGTCTCAGTAAATGCGACATCTTCTCCTTGCAGGACAGTCTGTAAAGCATTGGCTGTAAATTCTGACATAATATTTTCCTCTCTTTCAAAAATATAAGGGCAAACATTGAAGTCTGCCCTTTGTGTTTAAGTAATACTGCTATGCAGACATAATCTTGTCGATTAAGATACTTTAATTATTCAGTTGTAATTAACATCCGCATCCATTGTTACAACCGCATCCATACGGAATGTATGTGTTCGGGTTTGGCACCTGGTATGCTGGGATTGGTGATGGATTAACAGCGTTGATAATATGATTTGTCTGTGCTGTCATAGCGGTAGTCAGAAGTGCGTTCTGTCTATCCTGTGATGCTGCAAGTCTCAAATCATTATTTTCTGCCTGCAACGTTGCGATCTTATCCTGGCATAAGTAGTCAAGTATCGCTCTTGTTCCGGCATTCTGGCTGTCGATAATATCTCTCGTGTTGTTGTTCATCGTGTTCTGTAATGCGCAAGTGTTCTGCGCCATGTTGAAGTTTACACCCTGGATAGCTTCACGAGTTTCGCAGCAACAATTTGCAAGCTGAGACTGAATAGCATTTGCATTCTGCATTCCTGCTACTGTGTCCGCATTAATTGCCTGCTGAATGCTGTTAAATCCTGTCAGCATTCCGTTGTTTACTGCATAAAAGCCATCACAAAGACCATTTGTAATGCCATCAAGCTTACTTATGACTGCTGAATTGTCAAATCCTCTCTGGATATCAGCCTGTGTAGCCGCAGTTGCGGTATAACCGCCACCACCATTACCACCGAATCCATAACCGCCCCATCCACCGAATAAGGCAAAAAGGATAATGAGAACCCACCAACCACCATCGCCCCATGCACCATCATTACGGTTTCCACCAGTAACGGCGGCAATGTCCGCTAAACTTGGAGATGAATTAAACATATTTGTTCCTCCTAATAAAATTTATTTATACATAATCTTGCAAGAATAGTATCAATTTTTAAACTGGCTCATGATTTCTTCCGGGTTAATACCTTTTTCTTTGCACAAATTTCTGGCAAGCTGTTCCAGCCCTTTACTGTCTCCACGGTTCATCATGTCGAATGTATTTTTCATGATCGGATTATTTGAAAATTGAGAGTTGCTCATCATTTGACTTAATATCATCTTAGGGTTTCCACCGCACTGGATCATCTGCATTAAATTCATTCAGGATCGCTCTCTTTCTTTGATCTGGTAGTCCTCTGGGACTGAGTTATTTTAGCTTCTATCTGGTCTAATCGCTCCATTATCGGGGCAAATAATGTTGCCGTGTCTTCTTTCGGTAATTCGTTCTGTTTTCCGTCTATCTGCGGTTTATATGTCACTGTCTGAATAAGCCCATTAGCACCCCACGATTTTATATAAACTTCTGATCCATCTGCTTTCGGGAAAATGGCAAATGGTGCATTCATGGGAACGTCATTCGCTGTGACTTCCTCAACAGAATTAACCATTCTTCCACAAAGTCCAGCTTGTTGCGGCATGATCTGCTGTGGGAATTGCTGTTGAATCTGTTGTGGCTGTTGATATTGAGGATAAGAATACTGGTTATATCTCTGATACTCGTACATAATAAACCTCTCTTTCTATCTTCATTTTATTATGAACAGCACAATTGAACCACCCCAGTAAAACCCCATTAAAAGGACACAAAAAAGACACCCTTAACGGATGCCTTTAATGAGGAGAAAGTTATGTGAAATGTTGTCCAGTTACCTTAAGAATTTTATGTTGCATTTTGACGTTAATACGTCCGGCTGTCTTAGTCGAAACATGCATAATTTCTGCACATTCTTCCAAAGACTTTTCTTTCTTCCGTAAATCAAAGAGCGTTTCTTCTGTCGGTGTGAAATCACACAATTCTTTTATATGCTCTTTTTCTTCTTTGGTAAAGCACGTAACAATGTTTTTCATTTGCTTTACCTCATTGGGGGAGTTTCCGGCTATGACGGTGAGTTGTTGTCTCGCTTGAGTTCCACTACATTAATTAAAGAAAGGTGGATAACCAAGTATGTATTTGCACCTACTGTTTGTATTATTTTCTGATTAATTCAGATTTCTTATCATATCCAGTTTCTTCAAGGAAATCATCAAATTCCTCTTTTGTCATATTGTTTGGACAATACATATCTACTACCCTATCAAACGGTTTTAAATAATTATCCAATACATCTTCAGCATCTTCTTTTGCTTCCTGCATTTTCATATTGATATAATCTTCTCGTGTCATATTCCATGCAGTAGGGCAATCTGTTACAGTTGAAAATCTACAATATAATCCATTTGGTTGCTTTGATACAAATCCTGCCATATTACCATCCCAGTTCTTTCAGTGCATTTACAATCAGATACGGTTAACACATTATTATAATAACATATTATTCCATTTTCGTTGTACCATTTTTTTCAATTTTATTTTTATAAGCCGTTGCTCGTCCATTTGCAATCGCAGACTGTTTTTTACTAAATCCAGAAACCTTCGTTCTATCACCTTGCAATTGAAGATCATTATTCTTACAGAATGATTGTAGCCTTTTATTCTGCATTCGAAGTTTATATGCCAGTTTATCATATTGAGGTTGCAAGATTTCTTTTACATCTGTTTCGGCAATCATATCAAGTTCCTGTTTCTTAGCCATAATTTCACGCTTTGTTTTACGAATTTCTCTTTCAAGTAATCTCTGCTTCTGCTGCAAATCATAAAGCTTCTGGCTTTCATCTGCATTTATGTTCACATTTCCGTTTTCATCAAGGTACTTATTTACCATGCCTTTTCGCCACGGGCCATGTGAATGTCTGCAATTGTATCCGTGAAGTCCTAAGAGATTTACAACAGTTCCTTTTCCAGTTTCAGGGTCTATGGTATACCCTGTACTTTCAAGAAGATTCGGAAATCCTGGTTCGCTCCCAATTATTTTATATGCTTTTCCTTGCCAGTGATCGTGAGATGAAATCCCTGTTGGATCCTTTTTATCATATCTGGCACCCGGATGCGCTGATACTAGAACATACTCTATTTTATTTTGCGCAATATAAACGTTCGTCACTTGTGCCGCGGTCTGATTCATAGATGTGACGATGCAACATCTCACTGCCGCTTCAAGAGAACGCTTCGTTCCAGTAGGGTATTCTACCATAACACCAGATTCTGCATATCTATCCAGAATTTCGCAGACTGCACTGCTGTAAGACTGCATTCCAGATGTAACTCTATAATCAACCTCATTCAGCATGTTGAGCAAGTCTTTCTGTGTCTGGTTAATGGTTGTTTTTGTCAAATTATCAAGTTCACCAGATGTCTTTATTAACTCTGCATTCATTGCCAGAATTGCCATATTATTTTTTAGCGGAGATATAATATCTGATGCTGATATCTGCGTCAAGACTTCCTTATCATCTGAGAATGATGTCATTACACTATCCCTTAATAATCTGCGAACCTCATTTCTTGATTTTCCAGACATTTCAGATATTCTTTTTACAATCTCGGTGTTATGCAGTCCCATCTGTTGAAGTTTCCACAATTCTCGATCGGCAGTTCCTGACAATTCACCGGATTTTATCAATCGTGTTGCAATATCTGATATAATCCAATTTTCAAGATCTTGATACATTTCAACCAGTTTATCAGTTTTTCCGTAAAAATAATCCGGTCTAAGCATTATCCTTTTCCAACCTCTCTTTTAACAAGATCTATCCACTGCTTACCGTGATTTTCTTTTGCAGTTTCAAACCATCGTTTACCTGTTCCAGGTGTGTGATATTTTAATTCTGTTCCTGTCGGATACTTCTTTTCTCCACGATTCGCCCATGATCTACCGTCTGCGGTCAAATAAAGCTCGCCTACGTACTGATAATGTGCATATAGTGTATCGACTGTAATTAATCCGGGTTCTTTTATCTGCGTCTTGTTTCTCAGATCGCCCTGCTGCATAGGTGTGTATTTTCTCATGTCATTTACAACCTGCTCGTCAAGAACATTCTGAGCATTTCTCAAATTTTCATCCATTCGCTTTGTATCAAGCTTAATATTAAAGCTTCCAATGACTTTATTATATTTCATATTAACGCATCCATTTCTATCACTTTTCTAAATAAAACTTAATCGTCTCTATCGCAGTCTTTTTCTGAAGCTTTACTTGAACCATCTCCGGCGGTTCAGGTTCCGGGATAATATATCCACCTTTTAAAATACCATTTATAGAAAGTTTCGGTATCCCTTGAATTATTTTACTCCTCTCCAAACAGACCACCGCTGTTCCTTTCCGCATCTTCCGCTGCTCTCTCCGCAAACATGGCATCTACTTCGTCATCATTAAATCCCTCGTATTCCTTGAGGTATTTACGCTTAGAATAAATGCCCTGTATCATTAAATTATAAGCTCTTGATCTGTCCTGCTCAAAACTTGCAAGCAAATCTTTAAAATAGAATATATCTTCGTCTGGTACATCATCATCCAGTGCATCCACATAGCCGGCAGGTATTCCGTAAAGGTCACAGAATACGTTAATTGCATAAATGAGATTTTTCAACGCTGTTTTTATGCATTTTCGAATATCGTTAATCGTTTCTACCGTCTCATTGTCATCGCTCTCAACCTGTGTTGCTGTCAATCTTCCAGATTTTCTATCAAGGATAAACTGCCCTTGTGAGAATCCGCATTTTGTCGAGATCATAGATAAAACGCTGTTAATATCTGTGATTCTGTCAGAAGTGAGCATGGTCGGTACATGTTCATCAATCGTGCTTTTTGAATCCAGTCCCAATTTCAAGCCTTTAACGAACCGAGGAAGCTCTACTGTTGAGGTGCGTGTACCGCCTTTTCCCTGTTTTGTCAGCGCGTTCTCATCAATAAAAGTAATGTGCTGAGAATCCTCAACCTCATTTCCCTTTTTACTCCATGCGATATCAAGGTCTCTGAGTTCCATAAGTGCATTTGAGAAAATCGATACACCTTCTGGAGACGAGTAATCGATTGTGTTATTGAATGGGGTTTTCAAATAGGCGAATAGTGGCTTTTCTACATTCATAATGTGAACGACTTCTTCTATTGAAGACCACTCTGGAACGTCATGCAGTTCTATCTTTTTTCCAAGTGAATTACTGCTGTTTGACTTGAACGCTCTGTTCTGGATCTCGTACACGTTCATCTCTTCGTCCTCTTTATTTTTTGAAGTCGTGAAATGATGGTATTCAAGCCGGTAGTAGTACACTTTATCTTTTAAAAGTCGATTAATAAAAATGCATCCTCTGATATCTCCGTTGCTGGTCTTTTCTGTGATTGCGAAATCCCACGGCATAATATAATCGATCATGTTGTCTGGGTTCATTGAACCGTTTGGTTTTAAAATTATACCACCAACTCCGAGCATATCTTCGACTTTGTCTCTGATAGAAGTGTCAACCATTGCCCTGATGCACTTATTAATAAAATCAGCTCTCTCTGAACCTGTTACGCTCACTGATAAATCCATACATGCTTTCTTCGCTGTGTACTGGCAGAGTAATTTTGCGAAATTTATTGTCCTAATGTCATTTTCTTTCGGATCAACCCAGAAAGGACTCCCCTTAATGATGTCGTTCCATCTCTGCTGTGAGTTCTCAATCTCTGGAGAAGTAATAAACTCGACATTAAATTCTTTCTCTGCATCTGTTCTAAAAAACTTCATGATCGTCTCCCTTATTTTTTTAAAAAAATTCATTTTTTAATCCTCATAATCGTCGCTGTCTTCTTCTTCCTCATCATCATAAAGACCGTCATTTCTTCGACTGGTCATGATAATCCTGTTTAATGCATAAATGTTTGCCATGATCGTATCTTCTTCTAAGGTCGGGTATGCATCCGAAAATGAACCATCTGGAAGCTGCTCATGTTCTGCTTTTACAAACTCTTTTTCTGTATTCGGGCATCGCTCTGGATCAATCACGATCTTATTACATCGCTGAAGCCACTCCCAGCAGTAATCTCTGCCTTTTCCGCTTCCCCATCTTTTCTTTGCCCCAATCGCATTGAATCCCCAGTCCTGCATCTCTGCTATTCCGTCCGGTCTGGCTGAATCGCATATAATTTCTACATTCATAAACTTCTTTATCTTTCTGGCAAAGGTAGAGTTTTTACATTTTTTAGAATACACTTCGCCGAAAATGTAAAGTGTGTCCGTTTCGTAATCATAATAATTCTGGCTGAATACCTGTGGGTGTGTATATCCGAAGTCTAAGCCGTGGTTTACTGTATCGAATGTCATTAACTCATCATCCGATATTTTTCTGATTTCTAAATTGTCAAAGATGCCTCCGCCTGTTCCAGTGACTTCTCCGAGATAATTATTTTTATAATATAATGGCTTATGAATCCTGAACCACTCCGCACGTTCGAAGAATCGTTTTCCTAACCATTTCACTGGGACGTTATAATAATAACTGTGGCAGATCCGTGCCTGTGGCTTATTTCTGCATTCTTCGGTATACTCATTCATAAAATTGTTTTTTGACTTCGGAGGGTTGAAGATTTTTATGTCGAGTGCTGGCGTATCTGCTCGCAGAAATGTATCCTCGATGTTATCCATCTGCTCAACTCCTGCCATCTCATCGCACTCCTCGTGGATCAGCATCTTAACGTAGCCAAATGGAACATTAAATGACTTCAAGCTGATAGGCTTATCTGCTCCGGCAAACATGACCATTTGCCCGGTTGGTTTATAAACCGCACACATTGGGGATTGTTTAAAATCCCAGTTTTCAAGGTCATGATATCTTATGACCGTTTTCATGAACTGATTATACACAGAGCTTCTTAAGTCGACTTTAAATCTTCTGGTGTATACGACATGAGACTGCGGATCCTGCCTGATTGTCTCGTATGCAAGATTCCCCCAGAAGTTTGACTTGATAGAACCACGCCCACCCTTCGATATGATCTCGTGTATGTCTATCTCTCCAGTAAAAGCTTCATGCACAGTTCTGTAAATTTCCACAAAGTCGCTTGTTATATCTGTGATCGGGATCGTCCAGAGTGCCGATTTCTCTCTCTTTTCCTTTTCCTCTCGCTCGATCTTCTGCTTTTCTGCTATGGTCAGTGCTTTTTCCAAACCGTCCATAGCCTTAAGCTGATCTGAGAAATCCGGGGCGAATCCCAGTCCGTCCACAACTTCGCCCTTTGCAATTTTACTTCTGCGCTCCTGTATTTCTGCTAGCGACATGATATCCCGGTGCTGTTCTTTCTCGATGCGCTGCATCTGATTTTCTATATATGCTAAAACTTCAACATTTTTCAGCAGACGCTGTCCCTGAGAATATGCTGTCTTAGAAGAATATTCGGCGGATATCGCAGCTTGAGTAGCATTCCCGCCATTTTTTATATACTCGTCTGCAAATGCTTTCCGTTTCTGTGTGAGTTTTCCCTTCATCCACTCACCGCCTTATAAATTTCAAGCAAGCAGAATATTACTTCCGGGATAGATGCCGTTTTAAGGATCTCATAATCTTCTGTTTTCCATTCTTGTTTATTTTTTTTGAAGGTGTACACCGGTGTAATGATTCTGTAAAGTGTTATCATGCGCTTCTGGTCTTCACTGTAAAACTGATTCTGGTTTATTTTTATAATCAACCCACGCTGCACAATCGCAGTCTGAAGCTTTTTTACTTTTCCTTTTAAATTTGCCAAGGCGTACACCTCCCATCATTTTACTTATAATTTTATTATAAGATATTTTTTAATAGTTTTTGTTCCATTTTTAGGCATAAAAAAAGCGGCTATATTTCAAGCCGCTTTCTATTAAAATCTTAAGTAATAAGTTCCGCCAAATTCATTACATTTACATTTTTTTACGGTATCATCAAAGTTCATTTCGTTCATGGTGGCATATCCGCTTGTACACAGGCTTCGATCTATTGTCCGAAGCCTAAAGCTCATTTCGCTTAGGCTTTCAGCAACACTAGCTTCCCACTCGTTACCATTATCATCCGCCACCTGCACAACGTACCCGCGTCCCCTGTTTGAAGCCCATTTAAAAGCCTCTCTTAATGTTTCAAAATCTTTTCCTTCGTCAAAAATAATACCTTCTTTATTTTTTAATACGCAACTATACATAATTTTATCTCCTTTTTTTCAAATTAACATTCTAGGTTTTTACTCGTCAATTTCTGGTAGAAATTCTCCGATGTACAATTCTTCCGCAACAATCCTGTACGCTTTTCGGATTGTGCTAGCTCTATTTACCAGATACTCCCAACCCTGCACGTCTTTTTCTTTCCAGTCGCCCATGTACTCGGCTTTCACTTCGTCATCAAGATTAATAAAATCCATGATGTCTGTGTCATGTCTGTTTTCAATTTCTGCGATCATTTTCTGTAATTCCTGATAACATTTTTTTAATTCTTCCATCTTTTTATCCTCCTTATTTTACGATCTTAAATCCCATCATTTTATATGTGCTTACTTCTGATTTTTTAACAATGATTTTATGACCGTTTGCGATCATTTCAACACCGTTCTTTTTAAATTCTGCCATCTGCTCCGGTGTTATTGTCTCTGGCTTATCTGCCAAACAGGACTTTGGACACCAGAATGTAAACTCTCCATTATCAGATTTAACTTTAATTTTTACCGCTTTCTCTGTCTCTCCAATCTGCTCTTTCTCTCCGTCTGCGAAAAGCTGTCTCTGTGAATCTGTTAAATTTTTCTGTAGAAACCAATCTTTAATGTAAAGCATAATCTTAACCCTTTCTTTTGTGTTCTGTTCTCTTGTTAAGATTATTATAGTCTATTTTCGTGTATTTGTCAACGTCTATTTTCGTGTATTTGTTATTTTTATAATATTATTTATTTTTTTATCTATTCTACACGATAAAATAAAAAAATTATCCTTACAATTTTTATCCTTTTCGCTGTTATATAAAGGAACATTTATTTGTCGAAGACAAGAGATATAATAATCTTCTGCGCGAAGTCTCTCTTCGCTTTTAAATTGTCCGGGAATTTCTAGCAATTCGACAATTTCGAAAACACAGTTATTATTATAATCATTCTGAAGTTCCTTACAGTAATGTTTGCCAGATTTTAATAAATTTATATGAGCTTTTGCTCTCTTTTTTAAATTCCACGATTCTCCTATATAAACCTTTCCAGTTTCTTTATTAATTATAGCATAGACGCCGCCGCTTGTATTTTCTGGATAAATAATATCATTTCTCATATTTAAATTGCTCCTTTTTATATTCCATAATATCGCCAGGCTGACAATTTAATAGCTTACACAGATTACAGATCACATCACATGTCACGTTTTCGTTTTTTGTCAATTTTGCAACAGTATTTGAATGAATCCCATTATTTTTTAGCCATTGCTTATTATACGCTTTCTTTTCTATAAGTTGCCAAAGTTTTGAAAAATCTATATGCCCATTTGCTCCATAATTTGCCATGAATCAATCCTCCTTTCTTTATATATATGATAATAGATTTTCTTTTTAAAGTCAATATCTATTTTCGTGTATTATAATGTTAACAAATGAACAGAAAGCGGGGAAAATGAAATGGAAAGAATTGAAGAATTTGAAAAAGAATTAACAGAGGTTTGCGGAATTTATGAAAGCGACTGCTCCAGATGTCCGAAGAAAACAGAATGCGATTAGTATAATTCGATATTTGCACAAAATAGCCGAAATGCTCCGCCCTGGAGAGTCCACCGTGGAACGGTCGCCCGGTGCTGACGATGGAAGACCAGAAAGGGAAAACATGAAAAATTTAATTGGAAACAACTTGAAACGGCTTTTTATTTTTATCTTTCGTATTTTGCCAATACATACTTTTTTATGCGTGCGTGCTATATTTTATCCTATGCGTGAGAAAAACTTGTCTATGCGTGCCATGCGTGCGCTATGCGTGCATTTTAAATAATATGCGTGTGTCTATGCGTGAATCAAAGTATTATGCGTAGCTGTCCGTTACTTTCTTCTTCGTACAAGCTCCGGCTGTTGAGCATCCTTAATGCCATTTTCTTTTTTCTGTAAAAATGCGTGCGTGAAATCGGCATAATCCCAAAGCGTGCTTCCATTTTGTCATATGAGATATTATTTAAAATTGATTCTGCTATTTTATCGCCCAGGTAATTGTCTATGCGTGTGCATATCTCTATCGTTTCCTCTCTGCTCATTTTAAACATCTCCCCATGCGTGACAACTATGTTTCTTACACCATTATACCATATATCAGTTTATAAAAACACAATATATTATCGTATTCATGCAACATTATTGTATATTTTTACCGGCATATTTCAGCCGGCAAAAATATCAATATTCAGTTCTTCATGTCAAAAAAATCAAAAATGGCTCTTAATACTCGTCCAATTGTTAGTGGAATTATGGAAAGTATCCAGGCAATGATAATGAGTAGTAATATCGGCCAGAATGCTATCTGTGCCAATGTATCCGCATTTGGTGCAGTATCATCCTCTAAAAATCCAGCAAATACACATCCGATGAACGCATATATTATGATTCCTATAATAATCTTCATTTCGTCACACCTTCTTTCATCCGTTAAAGTTCAGTTTAAGTGATTATTAATAAAGTTCTATAGTATCTCCAACATGTCCGTCCTCAATTTCTCTTATATGAAATTTCCCATCATTTTCAGCTTTCGCCTTATCATATAATTCACCAAGGATCCTATTCACTGATAATTCCTCAAGCTGTTCTCTGTTTCCGTGAATTCCATTTTTCATTTTTTTGTATCCTCCATTAATTTCTAATTAATCCGCATAAGACAAATCATCTTTGATAAATTCTACAAACTGCTCTTCAAATTCTCCCATCGAAGATATGTCGAATTCATCATCTCCAAGTTCTAAAAAGGCTAATAATTCTGCCTTTAATGTTTCACTGTCCAAATTTGTTAAATAATCCATACTCGTACCTCCATTAAATTCTAAGTTAACTATTTTATCTCCTGCTCAATATTTAAGTTTCTAAACATTGCGCACATCACATCCACAACAATACTGTTTCCAAACTGCTTGTAAAGTTGCGTGTTGCTATTGACTGCTGCCATCTTGGAAATATCTTCATCAGATACTCCCATCAACCGTCCGCATTCTCTTGGTGTCAGCTTTCTGATACGGTACTGCGTAAATACTTTTGAATTTGCATCTCCATGCGTTCCGGCAATCAGTGTGGGAGATATACCACTATCGGAATAAACCGTTCCGCACTGAGAACCATCATTTGAAATCTGACCTACTTTTTCAATCCGTACAATCTCTTGATTTTGTGCGGTTAATGTAGGACACGTATTGCCATTATCTTGCACACACCCTCTTCTTGTCTGGCTTTCTGGATAGCTTGCGTCAAAGCATCCACCAACTTCACATTCAATAGAACCACTTTTTGTGGCCTGCTTAATCAGAACCATATTGTCCTTCTGCACACTTGTTAAACAGTTACTTGTGCCTTGCATATTTATTTCTAACCTCTGTTCCGTTGGACTTCCAGTAGTTCTATCCGATGGATTGTCCGGGTTTCTGCCACGCATGGCAACTATCTGGCTTTCAAGTATTTTCGGCTCTTGATTACCACCTTGCATTGTACTCAACGTTGGACTACACCCCCCTACATCATAAATTCTGTTGGTACTCTCAAATTTTGCTTCAAGAGAGCCTAAAACATTTACATCTGCCATAACTACTCCTAAATCATGTTGTTCAGCTTTTACACATCTTGCAATCGGATACACACCTCTCTGAAAATCTGCTGTTACTCCAGTGTATATGCTTCCTATTACTTCCATCGAATCACTCCAGTATCATTCTTGGCTCTTTATATTCTCTTGCCGTAATAGATGGTGCCGTATCTCTGTATGTTCTTATTGCACCATCTTCTAATCCACTCATGCTTGTATCAATACAGATTTTCTGCAACCATGTTTCCGACTTGCTGTTGGTTTGAGATTCCGCAGTCATATCTTGCCGTGATGCAGTTTGCAATGTCTCTTCGCTGTGGATTGCAGATTGTTCCGTCAATGCTGCTCTGCTCTGCTCTGCTCTGCTCTGCTCTCAAGATTTTGCTGTGGCAGTGTTCCGTTGTCAATAAGCTGTTTTATCAGCTTTTCAGCCTTTTCATTGTTGATATAATATTTCTCGTCCACATCATCTTCAAGGTAATCTTTCAACCTTTTTTTCAGCGGTATCGGCTGCGGAAAACGGTAGTTGTATTCTCCCAAAAAGGAAAACATAAAGCATCTTTCACGGTTCTGTGCAACTCCGTAGTTCTTTGCATTCAAATCCTGCCAATAACTCACATATCCAAGGCTTGTTAGAAAATCGATCCAGTTCTGAAAATCTTCCATATTTGCATTGGCATGGACCTGCGGTACGTTCTCCATGAACAGAATCTGTGGTAATTCTCCACCACCATCCCTTATCTCTTTCAGAATCCTTTCTACTTCCCACAAAAGACCAGACCTGGTCCCACTTCCTTTTTTCATTCCTGCTTGTTTTCCTGCAACCGATAAATCCGTACAAGGGAATGAATAGGTAAGTAAGTAAGTGAATACCTCCGTGTCGCAAATATTCAAATCTTCCGCATGGGCCTTAGTTATATCCATAGTTGGAAAACTTGTGCCATGCACTGCGTTATAGCTTGCTATGGCATACTTATCAAATTCTACAACTCTATAATGCTCAAATTTTGCACCAATTCTTTCCAGCGCCATTGCCTGCGAACCATATCCGGCAAACAGTTCAATTAATCGTATAGGTTTTGTAATACGGATTGGTTCACGTATCATGTCAAAAATGCTCATCTGATTCTGACATTCGTAATCAAACTTATCTAAATCACTCATTTTTTCAAGGAGACCGCATATGCTTCACTCTGGCCAGAGTCTCGGCTCCTTTCTGATCTATTTATTTCAAATCTTTTCTCTGATTTCTTTTACAAGTACATCATCGTCAGAATATGTCTCTGAAAGTTTAATTGCTGCGGCTTCAAGCAGTTCTTTTAAATCTGCTATGTAGTTGATTTTATTTGCTTCCGCGACAGCTTTTTTGTCTACCACTTCTGACACAAGTGTGTCAGTTGGGAGTAATTCTCCGCGGCTTTTCAAAATCAAATCTGCCATATTCTTTGGAAGTCCGACTTCATCCAGACAATTTTTAAGGATGTCCTGTGTAAGTTCGACTTTCTGTGATTCTTCCTCTAGATCAGCACTTCCATTTGCTATTAAGGTGTCATCCAGAACGCTATGTATTTCAACGCAGATTTTATTATTTTCTTCATCATCTTCTCCCAGCACATCATTTAAAATGTTCTGGAACACTTTCTTTTTCTCTGATGCTGTCATTTTTGCCTCGCAACCAAGTCCAGCTTCCATAAATTCAGAGTGTGGCTCATTCGTGTTTTTACTGTAAAACATCACAGAATGGATGTCGGTGCTTCGGTCGGTAAATGCTGGGAAAATAAAACCTGTATCTGGCATCCCGACAACCCAGTATCTGATTCGTGATTCAATGCGGTTTTCGTCCTCACGATAACCAAGCCCCGGCTTTGTCAGATTTACCGGGCAGATTGCACACAGCAGATATTCGTAAACTTCTTCTGATTCATCTAATTTGTCATTGTCAGAAGTTTTGGTTATGACATCGTAGGCATCGTGGAAAATCAGAATCAGATAATTTCCAACGTAATCGTAACTGTCAATAATCATGTCATAAAAAGTATCAAGCAGATCATCATTTTTCAGTCTGCTTTCACGCAGTCCCATTAGAAACTGTTGTCTGCCTCCAGTGGCTTCCTCTGCAAGTGGAAAGTCCAACTCCAAAAGATTGTTTCCAAGTTTTCCGGACAATGTCTTTTTCGCAATGTCAAGATATTTATAATATTCTGCATCGTCCAGATTTAAAAATGTCTCACTGATTTTTGTGATTTTATTATGGTCAGCGTCTACATAGCAGCCGCACATACGAGTGAATGTACAGGCTTCCTTTTTAAATCTTCTTTTAATTTCCAAAACATCCTTTTTGTTCATAAAATTTAATCCTCACTTTCTTTCCTTTCGGTTTCTTCCTCTTTAATCGTTGCGATTTCTGCGCTTAAATTCCTGCTCATGACAGATAAAATTTGTACGATTATTTCGCTTTTTGTCTTATTATCAACCTCTCCTGCGGCATTCTTTTTCGCTTCCAGCTTGTCCCGGTATTTATCGTACTGTCTGGAATTGATATATCCAGCTTCGTACCAGCCGAATATGTCGTCATTTGAATAGCACTTTTCGCCTTTGATCGTCACGAAAATCTCATTGACCTTTTCACGTTCTTTTTCTGCTTTGGTCTGATATTTATCTCTTAGCTTCTGTATTTCTTTTCTGATTGTCTCTAAGGCTGTTATTTCTACATTGCTCATTTTTCATCGCGTCCTTCTAAAATCTTATCTAAACAGGCATTCCATCCAACTTTATATGACGGTGTAATACCATCCGGCTGTGGATATTTTCCGCATACTTTCATTTTCTCCGGCAATTCCCGGAGCGGACACAGATCATGCCGTCTCTCTGTAAATCTGTTTTGAGACAATCTCGAAGCTCCACCATTCAGCACATTCATAAGCTGGCACTTCTTAATGCCTTGAAACTCATACAGAAATTTGCATTTACTGCACGATTCCGGCATATCCATAACTAATACTGCTTTAGACATCACCACCACCTCCTATTTTTTATACACTCTCCATGCTTCAAAGCTATTTCCTTTAGGTACATCGCAAAGCCAATACGTTGTACGTGTTTCTCCATCTTCATCAGTTCCAAAACCATAATAAATATAGGCTTCTTCTACCGTTAATTCGTTTACGTTACACCCATATTCTTCCGCGCCAATTTTTAAAGCTTCTTCCTTGTTATATTTACTCGCATTGAAACCAAGCGAATCTCCGTCTCCGTAAAAATAGTTATAATCAAATTTGCTCATATCCTCACATTCCTTCCGGCTTCTCGCACCGTTCAAATTCGATAACCCAAACCCACGGATTAGCATCCCAACCGTAGCGGTCAATGTCGGATTTCTTGATGGTTCTGTTCCACAATTCCCTACCAAACAACTCTCCCATAGTCATGTCGCAATATTTAATACTGCTCATACATGGACCATAGAAATCGCAAGTATGTCCATCTGCTGATACTCTGGTTAAGCATGGCGGTTTAAATTTAAATCCTTCATCAAACACTCCATCCTCGTCAATTTCCTGCAACCGTTCCACTCTCACATGCGTAACCTTAAGCCAGATACGTGCCGCTTCTTTAGGCATGTGGATGGATGGTTTCCACTTTGTAACATCGGCAATGTCATCTCTTTGCCAATCTTCGTAGTAATAATATCCGTTCGGTGCCTTTTTCCATGTTTCACGGACATACAGGATGTCGCCCGGCTCGCAAGGCAACTTAAAAAATTTCTCTCCATACCCATCTGCAAATGTACCTCTACACGATATGTACCCTTTAGGTGTAAAAGCGGTATATCCCCATACTGCATCATCAGGAATAAAGCCTTTCACAATTCTTCTCGTTGCATCTTTTCTCCCGTCCAGAATTGCACGAACCATTTCTGTGTTGAATAAAATCGGTTTAATCGCCATTTACTCCACCGCCTTTCACAATTTCGATTGCATGCTCATAACTTCTTGCTTTCTCTTTCCCCAAATTACTGTCGTATGCATTCTCCCAAAACTTTCTCTCATTTTCCAACTGCTCCACGACCTTGTCCGGGTCATAGGCGATCGGCTGTGCATCAATCTTCTGCGCTAACGCATAGAACATATCATCACTACGTTTCTGTGTAAGAAGAATATCCATAAACCATTGTTGATATAATTCTTGCTTTAATGTCTCCGCATCAATCAGTCTTCCCATCGTTCGCCCTCCTGTTCCAATCTGTAGTTGCTTTCGTTCGCTCGTCTTTCCCTGTTCTGATGCCTCCGTCCTGATCCATGTACATCTCACATTCATAGCTTTTTGGAAGTTCTGTTCCGCATTTCATACATTTGATTTTGAACATTACCCCAACAGCCGAATGTGATGACTTATTTGTAATGGTTAAGAACATTGCGTTTCCACCGCAGAACGGGCATGGCTTAAGGCTTTCACTCATTCTTTACACCCCCAATCCAATTTCTGACCACATTTCCAGCAATAACGAGCAGGAAACATTCCAGTTGACCACCCCATATACATACCACATGTCGGACATATATATCTTGTAGTCCCAGTATCTTCTTTTTCAGCAATAGCAGCTATCGGATTCTGACGTTCCATCGCCGCCCGGCATTCTTCCACCGTTCCGATTGTTCGGTACTGCTTCAGCTCTTCCAACCATTCAGCAAGTTGCTCATGTTCGTTTGCACATATAGTATTTCCATGTGTAATGGCTTCTTTATCAACCGATTCTGGAATATACGCATTATCTTCGATTAGTCTTGCTGACATCTTTTGGCATTCAGCCACTTCTCTTGCGTGTGATATAGCTTCATCAATTGTCATAGTCACACCTCCAACAGTTCCGGGTTATCAATCATGTTTCCGATCACTTCAAAATTCTCTGAATCAAAATCATCCAGTTCCTCGTAGTAATCACAGCCCGGCTCATTCGTACACCATCCGTTTTCATGCCACACGACACGCTTTCTCGTCTCATCTTCTGGAGACTCAACGTCGATATGCCCTGAAAGAATATCATTCTCAAAAATCCGTCTGCCGCTTTTATCATTAAGTCCTGTGCACTGGCAAATAGTTGATGGGTCTATCTCGTAAACAGCTTTTTTACTTGCGAAAACCGGTTTAAAAATAAGCGGTCTTCCTGCAAGTTCATAATAACTACCAGACATCCATTCTCCGTCATCAATGCACTTTCCGCGGAATAAATATCTATCTTCCATCCTTTTCCTCCATTTCTTTCAACTTGGCTTCGGCCTCCTCTTGTGATAAAAACCAGGTTTCCTTGTACATTTTTTCTGGCAGGATTCGGTCTGTAGCATATTCTCGATCCTTATCACACTCCATGTACCATCCTTTTTCTGTAAAAGTAATCAAGGCTACTTTCTGATGATAAACTTTGTTGTTCTCCGGGTGCAGATTTAAAATATTTAATTCACAATTGACTTTGCTAGGAATTATATATACATCTGAGCCAATTCCACACGGCAACCGCAGAAGTAATCCCTGCTCCTCGGCATCCTCATAACGTTTCAGCTTTTCTCTCAAATCTGCCATTGACCACATATTACGGTAGAACAAGGCAATCAGACCACGGACATCTGAAAACGGATCTATCGTTAAATTGTCCAATATTTCCTCGTCAAACTCTGCGTCATCTACTGGCAATTCATCTTTTGTTAATGTGGCCATGAGGTTTCTGGTAAAATCTCGTGCATCCATTTCCATATCGTAATCTCTGTATCTGGCATTGCGCTCATCATCTGCATAGCAGCTATTATGTGCCAGCTCGATCATCGACATGTCAGCCACGCTTTTATTTGTCGTTAATCTCTCCATGCTCTCTCCTATTCTGCTTCTAACTGGAGCCAGTTCAACCATTCACCACAATCCTCACAATCTGGATAGTCGGGATTCGCCCACTGATAATCTTCTTTTACTTCTTTAAGAAGTCCCGCCAGTTCCTCATCCGTCATGCTTCTGATCCGGTCTGCATTGGTATGTGGTGATGTCATAATTTCAAAGCATTCATTTCTCCAAGCTAAAACATTTTCAAGCTTGTATGAGCTGTAGCCGACATTATAATGATTCTCTCCAATTTTCTTGTACTTGATTTCATAATACGGATCTTTATCCATCATTGTTACGATAATTTCTAAGTCTGAAACCTTAATACGTTCACCCTTTGGTTTCTTCGCCATGCTCTTCATACATTCCATCATATTTCTACCTCACTAAATCTAATCCTCATTTATGTAAAACTCATTTCCATGTCTGCTGTACCCAAAGCAAAGGCTTCCATCATCACAAATTAATGCCAGTTCTAAGGCTGATAATTGTGTATTATTTTTAATAACCTTATAAACAGAATGATACATACCCGGTGTACAATTTAAGACAATGTCATAATCATCAAGATTATCAACTTTATATCTTGAAATTCTGTATTTTTCCTTTAATTCTTTATAAATTGTGCTGTTCATGATTGACTTTTCTCTCTCATTTTCAGTAAAGGCATATGCTGGATAAATTCTCTTTTCAATCTCCATACATTATTTTTCTCCTATCTCACTAAATCCGTTATTTTAACAGATACCCCTTTATATTTACCGGTGCGACAATACTCTGCGGTATCAAAAAAACAAATGCATCCATCGTCTTTTTTTTCAAGTGCTATGCTTACACCATTGCTTACCAGTGTATTTTTTAACAACGTCAGTACCACTTCTATCTCCTGCTTGGTTTCATCAGTCATTTCAACTTCACCTTTCTCTTTCTGCCTTTCTTCTCAAACTTATCGCACATCCCAACCGGGCATCCACGCCTTAATCTGGTCTGTAAATAATATCCACACATGATTTCTGTCTGGTTGTGCTTGTATGCATATTTACATTTCCGACAGTATTTTATGCTTGTCTTTGTCATCTCTCCCATGTTAATAATCCTTATTTCACCGCTTTTCCTGTTACAATATCCCAATTTTCATCCTCAATAAACTGATTCCGAATAATCTCATCCGTCAGATAGTGTTCCTTACTCTTCGGTTGCTTACGCCAATAGGAATCAATATAATAGGCAACCCAATTCATAAATTCCTCAATTTTGGCATTTGAGAAACGGTAAGAATCTTTTAATGTCGGAATAGTCAGATACATTGTGGAGGCAAGCGCGCTCTCGATATTCCGATCTGCGCCAAGCACTGCCCGTCCATTTTTTATATCTGCCATATACAATTTTTGTGACATTGGGATTGATTTTACCCACTTGACCACATCAATTTTCTTTTTACGGCAATATGCCATCATGCTCTCGCTCGTTACCGCTTCGTCATCATAGTCCTGCCAAGATTTCCGACGCTCAACGGTTTTGCTATAAAAATTCGTGATCTGCTTAAACGTCATATCAAACTTGTCATACAAAATGGCTGTAAAAATATATCCCATGTGATTCGCGATATTATCTCCTAACTGACATTTTGCTAATTCCTGCTTATAAACAATCGACGGAATTAACCTCTGTCTCTGCTGTACGTTATGCATTTGTTCACCTTCCTTGTATTTTTTATTTTATATTTCCACCCGCCATCATCTTTTCAATGATTTCCTCCTGCATCCGCTCTGCGATATGATCCCGGACTGATTCTTCTGGAAATGCGATCTGATATGTCCGCTCCTTGATCCGGTTCGTGATCCGGTCATCGTAGGATAGTTTGTCCAGCGGATCATTACTCGTGAAAATCGTTACCTTCCGGTTTATGTAACGTTCATTGATGATCTGATACATCTTATCGTTGATCCAGTCCGCTGGTCTCTCCACTCCGAAATCATCAATCACAAGGATGTCTGTGGTGTAGAGCGCGTCCAAAAGCTGATTCTCACTGTATTTTGTATCTCTCTGCCATGTATTCTTGATCTCTTGCAGGATAGTCAGCGACACCGCAAATTTCACTGCATAGTTTTTCATCAGTTCATTTGCAATCCCGGCAGCAATCCTCGTCTTACCGCTTCCCTTTGTCCTCGACCAGATATACAGTCCCATGCCTCTTTCCTTCTGGCTCTCAAAATCATCCAGATAGGTTTTTATGATTTTACAAGCATCTGACACCATCTTTTTACTTTCCTGCTTTCTGTACACATCCATCCGAAACAATCTCAGATCCATCCCACGGAATGCCTCCGGTATATCTGCGAATCGCAACCGCCTTGACATGACCGCTTTCTCACGGCATTTACACGGTACTGCTATTTCAACTCCGTCTTTTATTTTCAAGATCCACTCCCGGCCTTCGCAAATCGGACACACATCAGAATCCTTGGAAGTCTCCGGTGTCTCCGCGTTCCTGCATGAGTTCGTTGAGTGATTTTTCATGCGTTCCAGTATCTCTTCCAACTGATCCATCGTTCTCTCCTTTCAGGTACTGCATAAACAAGTTCTCTCGTAAAAAGTTCTCCGGCTTTTTAATATACCGCTCTGCTGTTTTCTCCCGTCTGCATATATCTGCATAATTCTGTGCGGTCAATACCAGATCATCTTCCGGTACACCAGCCAGTACCGCATTGCAGTATTCTGTTTCAACAAGACAGCCAGTGCACCGTTTCGGATAGGCTGCTGCAAACTCTCCGAATTTTTCCAAGGGGGATATAGGGGGTGTATTTTGTTTATGTTTATGTCTTTGTTTATTAATAGGTTCACTTTGTGGTTCAAACTGTGGTGCAATTTGTAGTTCACTTTGTGGTTCATCTTGTGGTTCATTTTTACTGTAATTTTGAACCACAAGACTATTTATTTTATATTGTGCTGCAAGATTCCCACCGCGCGATTTCCATTCGATGAATCCATCTGTAGCAAGCTTATTTCTCGCTCTCTTTAACGCTGATGCATTTAATCCAGACCGAAGTCCAAGGACTGACGAGGCTACCGTAAACGTATCTGGCCACCCTGCTTTATTCGCTATGGACATTAACGCATGCCATAAGGCGATTGCAGTGTTGGGCTGCGGGTTTAGTTCGAGCCTGTCGTAAAATGCTTTTATCTCAGCTAAATAGTTCAAGTTTCCACCTCCCGAATCCTAACTTCAATCCGTGGATTTTCAACATCTATACGAAATTCATCAGAGAATCCACAGATCTGCTCCCAGCCATCATTTTTTAATACATGGCAGTTAACTAATGCATCCTGGATCACTTTTCTGCCGAATGACGATATATTGTCCAAATCACGCCTTTTATTCTTTTCCACCCACAGATATTCCATAAATACTTTTTTATTGATATTTACGTCTCTCAGGCACTTTCTAATGTACACAGAAACAATAGATTCATTCTGCTTTTTCATCTCTCCGCCTTTATATCTGCTTGCCTTATCCGCACGGATAAAATCATTCAGATTATCCAGTCTCCCTGGAATGATTAGTAAGTATTCCAATCTCACGCCACCTTTCAAATGTCATTTTCATCGAGAGCCGCTTCTTTAGAACCGCTCTAGCTCTATGTAGATCTTTTGCAAGATATTCTTGAAGTTCTTTCTCATCCACCGTATCACCTGGAACTGGTCTGTAATAACCATTGCCAACGTTAATAATACAGTCACCTTCATTGTTCGCACTCTCGACCATTTTCCAAAACTTTCTGTCTTTTACCGGGTTGGACATTCTAGCCAGTGGCTCTTTGTGTCCATAGGGAATATCGTTTATCGTATTCATTAATCCCCTTTCTTCTCCGGGACTAACCCCGGAGATAATAACCAGCTTCCAATAATTCGTGATATATCATTTTCTGCATGAATAGGTTTCTTTCTGCCATTTGGCAAGGTGTTTCAACCCTATAAATCCTTTACAACAATTCCATAGACCTTATACATCTCTCTGAACCGGATCACTCCAAGGCTGTGTGCCAGTGTGTGGTGTTCTCTGCATAAACAGATTTTTTTATAACTGGAATCATCTACTTTTGTCCTGTCATTACCCATTCCGATTGCATCCTCGTGATGAATCTCTCCATCTTTTCCACAGATTGCACATTTTTTATGTAACAGGCAGTAGTAAAGATATCTTCCTATGTCATCTGTACGTTCTATTGCATTTCCAGAAAGTGGTATCCCCCATTCCAAGCAAAATTCAATCAGAAAGCTAATAAAGTCTCTTGCTGTATCCATCGAACAATTTGAAAGACTGATATGTTCTACTCCTGTTCGCACTGTATATTCATTCTTAAGTCTTTCTTTCGCTTCTTCTGGTAGATATCCTGTCCAGTCTGCAATATCCCCTATCGTGGCATATGCCTTTTTTCTCTGTTCTGCAGATATATGTCTGCCATCATCAAACCGGATCTCGGCATTTCTAATTTTCTTTCTTTGGAGCATATCCCCAAGCTTCAGATCTGGAACAGATACGATAAGATCAGTTCCATCTTTACGCTCCTTATACTGGTTGATTTTTACCATCGCATGCATATTCATCACCATATTTATCTTTCAATGTACGGAGCATCTGTCCCGCATTTTCAGCACTTAACGTATTCCACGTTGTATTATTGGTTTTGAGCCAATAATCAGCATTTACTTTGTGCTTCCTGCACAGATTTTTTATAATCTTTATCTGTGCAACAGATGCCTTTTCCTCTTCCAGCGGTACAGCATTTGCAAATGGTTGCATTTCTTCTTTCAGCCACAGATTAAAACCAAGTCCAGTATGTATTGCCACACATTTCACAAATGCTCTACACATACTGTTCCACACTCTCTGTTGGCTCATGGAGTTATCCTTTACAGGGTTTGTACCATTCATGACCGGTGTCTGCATTTCATACTCATTTTCATCGATTACAACTTTAATTCTCGTCTCATAACATCTGTTCGTATTTGACTTCGTATCTGTAAATACCTGTGTGGTCATTCTCAAACTGCTTCCGGTCGCTTCATCCGGAATCGGAATCCAATACACCTTTTTAGCCCCGTGCTCATGGAGCAGATCAATACATTTTGCCCAATTCAAATACAGCATTCCATCCCGTTCTTCACAGTATGGTCTAACATCTACTTTTCTGAGCTCTTCATAACTTTCTAGTGCCATTTTCTACCTCTCAATCTTCGATATAAACTCTCATATCATCCAGACACTTATCGCAGTAGTAATCCCCTCTGATCTGCACTGCTGAATCATCCTGGATGTGTTCACCGCAACAGATGCACTTCGGTCTGCGTTGCAGCCATTCTTCCTGCTGTCTGTCATGTTCTTCCCATAAATCGTAGCTATCTATCATAATCAACCGTCTTTCTCCTGCCATCTTTCGAGATGCCAGCGTGTAACGTGTTCCCATCAATCGTGAATGTTCCAAAGACATCTCCGGTGCTGGTAAGCGTCACGCTTCCATCTAAAATTCCAAGATCTTCAAGAACCTGGGACAGCTCATCTAGTTTGTCTAATAAATTCCCGGTATCAGACCAGGTTAATTGTGTGCTAGGCATTTATAAATTCCTCCAAACTCATTTGATAATATTTTGTTGATCTGACCATTTCATTGACCTTTTTCTCGTTTTCCTGCCTTTTGGTCTCACCCGATATGCAATCATCACATTTACCGTTCTGACCTTCTCCGGCATCCATTGAACAATGGCAGATCCTGCATTCTCGTAAAAACATAATTTTCACGCTTTCCAATATTTAATTTTCGTGTTACAATAAACGCAGAAATACTTTTGTATTCCTACGGTAAATAGCACCAGTTCTCGCCAAAGAATGTTATGGTGCTATTTTTCTTTTTCACTGAGCAACCATCCTTTCATTTGATGGTAATGCGGTATGTATCTTTCAGCGTCAACCTCAATATGAAAATCCGTTGCCACCTTTGTAATAATCATGCCGACCGCTATATCCTCAACATTCGGATTTTCCTCACCGCTTACACATTGAGCATTTGTCACTTTGCCACCTCCTCAAATTCCCCAAGGTACTCAACATCAGCGTCAAGCTTGTCCTTCCGGCGGATCATGTAAAAGTATGCTTTCCTCTTTTCTTCCCGGCGGTTCTCCACTTCCATGATCGCAACTCCCACAAGTGCAACCACCGCACCGAGAGCTATTGCAATCAGCAGAAAAACATAATACGTTCCATCCGCATCGAGCATTCCGCAAAGAAACATAATTCCAAGCCCTACCGCTATAAAAACTTTACCGATCTGCTTCATTCTTCATATCCTTTCCACACATATCCAGTATTGAATACATGGAAAACAGGTTTAAAAACAACATTAAAGAATTGGCTTCCTTTATCTCCCAGTTTATTTCTTGATTCGAACAGCAGGCGGTTCTTTCAGTGCGTTATCTAATCCATAGTTGGCACAGATAATGCGCTTTGAAAGTTCCATGCGAATTTTAAAACCCTCTCCACCTGTACACGATATCTCAAAATAATCACAACCATTTCCAAAATCGACACCATTTAGCTTGAAAACTTTCTTTTCGGTATCAACTTCTAACGTTTTTATTTCCTGCGGTACTCCTGCAAGAATTTCTTCAAAAGTTCCCATTTCTTCTCTACCTCTCATCCAATAGATATAAAAATATTTGCTACATTTTTCATGATGCCTTGTCCTTAACCACAAGCTTAATTCCTTCCTGTCTTTCGTAAATCTCTAACAGAATGTCCATAATCTTGGCTTTCCTCTCTGGTGTAATTTCCATGTCTGCTTTGTTCATGGTAATCTCCTTTCTCATTATTTAACGCTCCCACACATGGCAATCTGCTTGTCAAGTTCCGCCTGTTTCTTTGAGATTGCCATACCATCCGCAACACCGAGAATGTAGTTGAAGCTCACTTTGTCCAGCTGTGATACTGTTTCAGCTAATCTTGCAAGGGCCTTTTCCTTTTCTTCGTTCATCTGCTCACTTCCTTTCGTGTTTGTATTACCTTGTGTGATTATAATATCATACGTAGTTTGTATTGTCAAACATTTTTTAAATATTTTGTTTGACATTGTGTGATTTTTGTATTATTATACTAGTGGGAGGTGATAATAAGTGGATGAGCAAATAAAACAGTTGAGAAAATCGCTTGGAATGTCACAAGAAAAGTTTGCTAAAGAAATTGGTTTAACTAAAAATTTCATATCTTTAGTAGAAACTGGTCAAAGAAATCTATCAACCCAGTCGATCAAACTTATTTGTCGATTGTTTGATGTTAATAAGGAATGGCTCGAGACCGGAAAAGGCGAAATGTTCATTCAAAAGACAGAGAATGAAAAGATAGCTGAATTTCTTGCAGATGTTCTGAAAGCCGGGGAAGACGACCAGCGGTACAAATTCATAACCGCTATATCACAACTGGATGAAGACGAATGGAACACAATCCAGAAGATGGCAGAAATGTTTGTGAAGAAGTAAAAAGAAAGACAAGGGCAATGCGCAAACCCTTGTCTTTTTCTTTTATCTCAAAAACCTCTTTATAAATGCATATATGGTTCGGAGATCATCCTCGTCCATGCACTTCTCTATTAATTCTATTATTTTCTCTTTAAGCTCTCCCATATCCAATACCACCTTTCTATTTGATACATAAAGTATACGAACGTATGTTCGAAAAGTCAATAACGCATCCATTTGTTTTTTATCCTAAACTTTCATTTTGCAAAAAAATGTCATAAAATAATGACAAAAATGTATTGTTTTATAATCATTTTGCTTTATAATGATGATATCAAAAGAAAGGAAAGGTATAAACGTATGGAACAAAACACAAAATTCTGTAAGCATTGTGGAGAGAAGATTGATATTGATTGTGTAGTATGCCCTAAGTGCGGAAAGCAAGTTGAGGATATTAAGAATTCAACCCCTGAAAGTATAATTATCAATAATAGTGCTAATTCTTCTTCTAGTTCTGCAGCTCCTGTTTATTCGAAAGCACCAAAAGCAAAAAACAAGTGGGTTTCATTCTTTTTGTGCTTGTTTTTAGGATGGTTTGGAGTTCATAAATTCTATGAAGGGAAAATTTTATTTGGAATTTTATATTTATTAACTTTTGGTTTATTAGGTGTCGGAGTTGTAATTGACCTTATATTAATTATATTGAAGCCAAATCCATATTATGTATAAAAATTATGCCCCTCTATTAATATGAGGGGTTTTTTTAGGGAGTTAAAAATGAACATAGCAATTTATCCAAGGAAATCAAAAAAAGATGATAATTCAGAATCAATGGAACAACAAATAGACGATTGTAGAAAGTACATTAATAAAACTTACCATAATGCAAATATAATCGTTTATTCTGGCGATTATGCGATTACAGGGCATAGCACGGCAAAAAGAAAGGACTTTCAGCGCATGATGGATGATGTCAGAGCAGGAAGAATCAATGCAGTGGTTATTATGAGGTACGATCGTATAGCAAGAAATATGCGAGATTTCTGTAACCTCTATCACGACATGGAAAGCGCAGGATGCAACTTGATATCAGTGAGTCAGCAGATCGATACTTCCACGCCATACGGAAAGAACTTCATGTACCAGATGGCAAACATGGCAGAATTAGAATGGGCGGTTATATCTGAGCGATACAAAGACACCGCAGCTTATAAAATCCGTGAAGGGAAAGCCTACACTGGAAGAGTGCCTATAGGATTCAAAATAGAGAAAATAGATGGCATAAAGAAAGTCGTACATGATAATGAGGAACAGACAAGGGCTATATTTGATTATTTATTAGCAACCAAAAGCAAGCGCGGCACTGTTCTGTGGGTACGTGAAAATTTAATTCCAGACTTCACACGTCACAAATTAGACACAATGATCAAGTCAGATTTATATATTGGGAAAGTAAGGGAAAATGAAAATTTCTGCGAACCTTATTTTACCAAAGAGCAAATAGAAGAAATAAGAAGTGTCAATCAGATAAAATACGCTCCGTCCGGTCATATATATTTATTCAGTGGATTATTCCGTTGCCCTATATGTGGCAGAAAAATGTCAAGTTTTTACAGCATAGACAGAAAGACCAAAAAGCACCGGCAATATCAAAGATGCTGGTTCGGTGGAAATGAGAAATTGCACAAAACAAAATTAGTATCAGAAGCAAAAACAGAAAAATATCTTCTTGAAAATCTTGATGCAGCATTAAAAAATCTTGAATTTGATGTAAAAAAAGAAGCAGGTAAACCAAAGCAAAATTTGAATAAAAAACTTAATGATGCGATAGGGGAGCGTGAAAGACTGAATTACCTTTTTGAAAAAGGAAGAATTGATATCCCAGAATACGAAAAGAAATACAGTGTCTTATCAGAAAAAATAAACTCCATAACTGAGGAGTTGTCAAACAACAAAGTTGTAAGGATTGAGGAATTTAAGAAGCAGATCCCGGAAGACTGGAAAGTCCTTTACGAACAACTAGATCCAAAAGGAAAACAAGAGTTTTGGCATAGAATAATAAAAGAAATTTATTTGAATGAAGCCTTTGAAATTACTGGCTTTATATTTTATATCTAGGACTTGTACTAAGCAACTATTTCCTAGCGGGAATCTGAATTGTTTTTCTGCGCTGGCAAAATGACTTGAAGTCATGGTCA